TAGACAGAGTCACTACTAACCGTATCTAAAAATTTGTCTGCGTTTTTAATACGCATTCTGTTTGTAATAATTGCCGCCATTTTATATTATCACTCCGTTTGTGTTAGTATTATTTATATAAGTAATCACGGTACTTGTATTATATTTATTGTTGATCCAATTGATTTATTTAGTTTAGCACCTGATGAAGCTAATTCAACAGTATAATCAGAATATTCTGATATTGGTGCATTATCTAAGAATTTATATTGATCAACATGTAACCATGTAGGACCATTTGCATATAATGGTTGACTTACATATTCGAAATCAACAGTAACAACATTACGAGTTACTGAATCTGTAATTCCATCACCATCAATATCTTCACTCTTAGTGATAGTAGCTGGAATAGAAATAGGTACACGTACAACCGGACCAAATACTGGAATCGGCTCATCAGTTGAATCAATTCTACCAGGTTGTACAGTTGGCATTGCTTTTGTTGCTTGTGAAAAGATTGATACTTGTCCAAAGAAAGCAAAACCTGCAGGATGTAATAATCTTTTTACTACATCTCTCCAATAGTCAATTGTTTGACCAGTTTTAATTACGTATGAGAATGATTGATAATATCTTGAATCTTGAATATATTTCTTAACAGATAATTTACCATCATCATTTTTCCATCTCTGATTAGTTGCATCCCATTTACCATCTGAAGGTTTAAGAATATCAACACGAGGGAAAAACAATTCTACTTCATCAGAAAATGCTAAATTAAATAATGCTTGATAAGAAGGAATAGAACCTTTTGACAAATAAATGTCTACAACATTTTTATATAATTTTCTACGATCTGATTGAATATTCTCTGGAATTGCAACAGCAATTTCTCTTTGAAGATATTCTAAAAATTCATCTGCTGCTTTATCAATATCTCTATATTCAATCAGAGTATTTAAAACATGAGCAGGATTATCATCTTGTTCTAACCATATAAAATACGCATCAAGGAATGCTACTATTTCAGGTTTTTCTGAAATAATATGTTCAGGTAATATATTATATAGTTCGTGTGATGCTTGCATTAGGTACTATGTCTCGGTACTGTTTCATATCCAATACCAGCAACTGTACCACCAGTTGAAATAGTATCGATTTGTGGTTCAACTGTAACTTGCGTCATATCAATTTGTAATAATTGATTACGTTTAGGCGCAATATCATTTGAATTTGGTTGAGCATTAATTGTAATATAATCGCCTTCATATCCGCCATCAGGATTAAATGAAGTTAAAATAACTTTACCATCACTAGGAACGATATAACCAGCATCGCTTATTGTTACAATCTTTGCATCATTTACAATTCTATAAATTCTTAATTTATGTTCAACTGTTCTATCATCATTATAATCTTCGATATAATGAGTTTGTCCATTTAATGTAAATGCAGTTGAAGATATAACTTCTTCTGTTGATGCTGTTGTATATAATGGAGATGAAAATTCTAATTCATATCTTTGTGCTGTACCAACATTAGGTACTAAATGTTTCTCCATATAAACTCGAACAGTTGAGTTTAGAATAGCAGGATCAGAATTATCAATTAATGATAATAATTGTGATTGTCTAAATACACCATCAAATTTCTTTAAATAATTATCATTATAATCTGATACAATATCTGTTACTTTTTGTTTTAATTCACCAGAAGTAAGTGTAGTTAAATTAGGATCATACTTAAAAAATACTTCAAGAGAAATATATGTGTAAGTAGGATCAACCATTTCTGGTGTAATTGATACAAGATTCTTTGTCTTTAGAATATTATCAATAATAAATTGTTTTTGAATATCAGTTAATGTCTCGGCTGATTTAGGTTTTACTGAAATATAAACTTTACCATATTCAGGTGGTTCGTTTTCTTCACCACCCCAAACAGCTACTGTTTCAACATCAGCATAGTTATTCTGAATAATTGTTGCATAGTCATCTGCTGTCACAACTCGGTTTTGAGATAGGAATGATAATGGAGCATTAAATCGAATAGATTCAATATCTTCTCTTACAGCACCACCACCAGCTTTACTTACTAATGAGATAGTAACATTAGTATTACCTGAAACATTTCCACCAAGCGTAAACGCTGAAGCACCATTTGCATCAACACCATCTGTTACAAGATATTCTAATTCAACAACATTTCCTGGCTCAAGTTTTTTACCAAAAATATTATCACCAAAATAGATTTCATATTTTTGATCGATACCTTCTTGCAAGAAATAAACTTGTGAATCACCATCAACATCTACAACATTTTGTACTTGTGAATATACACTTGAGCTTGAAGCATTCGAATTAGCTCTTACTTTTACAATAAGACTTGAAGTATCGACGTTTACATCAGGAATTTCGTACCTTTGTCTTGTGTCTGTGCTATCTACAATATAAGAATAGTTACGAATAATACCTTGATTTAATTGTAAATTTGAAAATTTATAAACACCTGAAACTGGTGTAATTGTTTTTGCTTCAAGATTTACAAACTGATATGTTTTATTGTTTATCTTAGAATTAAATACTGTACCACGATCAATAGTCAAAGATGATGGAGTACCATTTGGTGAATTTACTGTAAGATCGATCGAAGCAAATGGAGATGTACGAGATCTTGGAATATAACCAAGAGTTTTTGCATGAGAAATTACATTATTACGTACTTGTGCAGTATCTAAATATAATTCATTTGCAACCATATTCGCATTAAATGAATTATAAAAAGTATTATATGCTAATACATCAATTACAGTAGATATAGCTGATCCTTCAAAATCATAATCTTGAAATTGAGTTTGAGATTGTAAATAATTTTTTAAATTAGCACGAATTTGATCGAAGTCTAATTCAGATACTTTTAATCTATTCTTTGATGTATCGATAGCCATATAATTTACCTAATTCTTTCTAAATAAAATTGTAATGAACCTGTTTGGAGATCTGTTTTAATTTGGAATTCGATCTCAACTGCATAACGATTATTGTCTGGTTCAGCACTTACTAAAACACTTTTTAAATTAATTCTTGGTTCATATGTATCAAGCGTTAATGTAATAGCTTCTTTAATTGAAACAGCAGTAAATGCATCTGCTGGTTCGAATAATAAACCTCGTACATCACAACCTAAATTTGGTGCAAATGGTCTTTCACCTCTATTTGTTAATACCAAATTTTTAACTGATTGTTTTACTGCATTAATATCATATAACGTAGTAATATCACCAGTATTTGGATGTGGTTTAAATGCTAAATCAAAATCAGAATACAAAGAAGTACGCGCAGTTATTTGTGAGCGTTTAACATCTAAGTCTGATCTATTTTGTGTTCTAGGCATGATACTATTTATACTTATTCTTATTGTAGTTCATATTTTCGTATTAGAATAATATCATCTTTTATACCTTCTAATGCAGATCTTAAAGCATCTATTTTAGTTATTGTACCTGCTTTACCAAGATATATTTCTTCATCTGACCGTTGATTAATATAGTTAGTGATATTTTCATACTCTTTATCGACATTACTCCAAGCTTTTTCTGCAGACATTCCACCGGAGATAATTCCTGCTTCTTTTGCAATTGCTACTTCAATAGCTTTTGCCCATTTAGCTATAAAAGGACGGATTGTATTTGCTCTTTTATATTTTAGTTTATAAAAAGTTTCTCTCCAATTGTCTGGAGCATTATCATCTAGCCATTTTTCCCATGCTTTTTTATGGTCAAGCCAAACTGCTACAGCAGCTTTTCTATTATTTGTTGCAGTTAAATAAGCATCTACTGTGATAAGTGCTTTATTAACTCCTTCAACAATCTCGGTACGTGCATCTTGTATTTGTTCTGTAAATTCTTCTACTGCTTCAGCTGTTTTATCTGGTGTTAATGCATTCTGAGCTTGTTTAGTTATTTCGGTTGCAACTGCAACTCCATCAACAGTTTCAAATTTAGCATTAATTTCTGGCACAACACTACAAATATCAATTGCATCAACTGTACCTTTTAATAATGATGTTAAATCTGGAGTAGAATCTAAAATA